GGAGATCGTCGAGGCCGAGAGTGTCGCGTTCAGCGGTGGTGCCGTGGTGTTCATGGGCCTTGGCGTGATCGTGCGAGCCCTCGCGCCAGGCCAGTGGGCGCATCTGACGCTGCTCGAGGGCGACGACGCAGCCGCCGCGCAGGACCGCTACACCGCAGCCACACAGGCCGCATCGTGACGATCCGGCTACTCACCGGTGATTGCCGCGATGTGCTGGCCACGCTGCCGGCGTGCAGTGTGCATACAGTTGTAACCTCGCCGCCCTACTACGCGCTCAGGAGCTATTTGGACGCATCGCATCCCGACAAGCACCGCGAGCTGGGCAGCGAGGCCACGCCCGAGGCGTATCTGGCGGCGATGGTGGAGGTGTTCCGCGAGGTGCGGCGGGTGCTGCGCGACGATGGCACCTGCTGGGTGAATATGGGGGATAGCTACGCGACGCAGCCTGCGGGGAACTTCGGCAAGGGCAAGCGCGACGTTAGGCCGTTCGACACATATCGCAGCAACATCGCGATGGACACGACACGGTTCGCCAAGCCCAAAGACCTCCTCATGATGCCGGCGCGGCTGGCGCTGGCGCTGCAGGCCGACGGATGGTGGGTGCGCTCCGACATCATCTGGCACAAGCCCAACCCGATGCCCGAGTCCTGCACCGACCGGCCAACAAGCGCGCACGAGCACGTCTTCCTGCTCAGCAAGCGCGCGCGGTACTACTACGATGCGGATGCGGTGCGGGAGGCACAAGTCGAGCCAGAGCGCGGAAGGGACGCAGCCAACGGATCGGCTGCAGCGCCACGCCATCGGCATCGACCTGTCCATCGACTACGCCGCGATGGCGCAGCGCCGGCTGGAGGCCGACTGCCCGTTGTTCACTGAGGTGCCGGTGCATCCGGTGGAGACGGAGATCGCCGATCTGTTCAGCGTCGCGGCGGACTAGCGACGTTCAGGGGCATTCTGGTAGGGCTGCTGATTGCGGTGCCGCTATGGGTTATCATCGCTGTCATCTTGTTGCGGTGAGGCGTTTTCAGATTAAGCAAGTGGCGATCAAACGACCGTTTGAGGTGCCGTAAATGAGTGAAAGCAGGCCCGGCTATTGGATGAACGAGACATCCGGTGTGCTGCGCCCAGCCATTGAGGGCTACCTCCACGGCAGGCCGCTGTCGCACTCGGATATCGCTGCCATCCGTGCCTACCTTCGCCAGTGGATCGCAGCCGATGCCTGGGATGGCGCCGAGGAGCTGCGCGGGCGGGTTGACCGGCTGACGACGCGCGAAGCACTCGACGAGTGGCTGGACGACGCGGTTGCCATCGGGATTGATCCGCTGTGATTGAGCCGACTTCGCAGGACATTGGGCGGGTCGTCTGGTATCGGGACCGGAGCGGCCAGAAGAGCGAGCGAGGTGTCATCTCATCGTTCAATGAGCGGTTCGTGTTCGTCCGTTATACCGAGGGCAGCACTGCCGCTGCGACGGACAGGCTAGACCTCTATTGGCCGCATACAGACGCATAGGATGCCACTAAACGGCCGTTTGCAAAGGGAGCCATGAGCGACTGGTGCCGCCGCTGGCCGGTGCTGTGTGGTGTGCTGACAATGAGCGGGGTGGTCCTGGGCGGCTTGTTCGCTACGCCGATTGTGTTCCGCGTGTTGTCCTGGTGGTGGTGCGTATGGCTTCCGTGCCAGGGCTACGCACCGTAACGTCCGAAAACGCCGCTTATCAGACGGAATAACCCAGCCGCAACCGGGTGCAGCCGTCCGCACCTAGTTGCTTACCACGCCTTATGCAGCGCTGCCTTGATTGGCCGCCACAATCACCGAGACCCGCGCTATGCCGAGCCATTCGCTGCTTTCACTGAGGTTGGTGCTCGCCGTCGCCATGTGTCGGATCGACGAAGAGCATTCCGATGCGCCGCGGCCGTATCGGGTCGCCCTCGATTTTGACTTACCGTCCAGCGCCCTCACGTTGAGCATGCACCAATTCGAGGTTGAGGTGCTGGCGCCGGCGCTGGCTGAGGCCGTGCTGGAACCCGACGACGGACGCGAGTTGGCGCGGGGGCGTGACACCGAGACTGCGGAGTGGCCAGAGCGTGGGATGCACGGGGCCATCCGCCGGACCTACGACATATACACGGACAGCTTGCCGACGCGGGCCCGCATCATCGCTCGCGTTCCACGCGACCTCTACGCGATCTTCGGTCTGCCGCGACCCAATCGGGACTGATCGCCGCTTAACCCCACACCCACCCATGTCCGAAACACAACCGACCGCCAGGCGGCGCATCGAGCTGCCGTTCACGCCGCGGCCCTGGCAACTGGTCCTGATGGAAGACCCGGCGCCGCGCATCGTGGCCGTGGTCCATCGCAGAGCGGGCAAGAGCACGGCGCTGATGTGGATGGGGCTGAAGCGAGCGCTTCTTGAGAAGAAGCCCAACCCTCGTGTGGTTCATATCCTGCCGTATGGTGTGATGTGGCACCGCACCGGACTTTGGGACCAGTTGGCACAAGCGGCTGACGCAATTCCTGGAGCGGTCGTCAGGCGATCCGAGTTATCGGTCAGGCTCTCTAATGGTGGAGTATTCCAAGCCGGTGGAGCGGATAACGTCGATTCTTGGCGCGGCGGCGGCGCGGATCTCGTGGTGGTCGATGAATACGATGATACTCCACCGAGTCTCGTTCCCCTCGTCATTGAACCGATGCTAGCTGATCGGGGCGGGACGCTGGTGCGGAGCGGCACACCGAAGGGCCGCGGTGTTCTGCAAGCCGCGTACGATAGGGCAAAGACGACACCTGGGTATTCCAGCTACCTGCTCGATTATCGGAAGACCGGCGTCTTGTCTGATGAAGCGATAGCTCGTCTCCGTGGTGAAATGAGTGCTGAAGAATTTAGTCAGGAACTTGAGGTCTCCTTCGAGTCACCGAACAGCGGCAGCTACTACGGCAAGCTGATGCAGGCGGCGGAGGCGGAAGGCCGCATCACCTCGGTGCCCTACGATCCGGAGTTGCCGGTGTGGACCGCCTGGGATCTGGGCGTGGCCGACAGCACCGCCATCTGGTTCGCGCAGGTGACGTGGACCGGCCAGTGGCGGATGATCGACTACATCGAGGACAGCGGCGCCGGGTTGACGCACTACACCGACATGATCCGCGAGCGGCCATACCGGAACTACGCGATGCACCTGCTGCCGCACGACGCGGCCGTCAAGGAGTTGGGCAGCGGCATGTCACGGACGGAGGTGCTGACGAGCCTCGGACTACAGCCGTGGCGCATCGTGCGCCAGCACAGCGTCGCGGACGGGATAAACGCGGTGCGGATGGTACTGCCCAAGGCGTGGTTCGATGCGGAGAAGTGCGCGCGCGGCATCAACGCGCTGCGGCACTATCGCAGGGAGTGGAACGAAGCGGGACAGACGTGGCGATCCTCGCCCGTGCATGACCACGCCTCACACGGTGCGGACAGTTGCAGGTACCTGTGCCTCGGCGTGCGTGAGATGCAGCCGCCGCGCGTTGTGCAGGATACCGCTGATAGCTGGGAGCGGGCTTGGCGTGCGCAGTCGCAGCGTGAGCGCGCCGCCGCCTGGCGCGTGGCATGAGCGGCACGGCCAACGCTCTGCTGCGTGCCGGGTATCAGCCACAGCCCAACCCGCTGCTGCGCGCGCTGACGCCACCACCAGCGCCAAGCTGGGGCAACGCCGCAGACCAGGCGTGGGCGGCGATCCAGGCCAAGCTGGAGGCCGAGCAGAAGAAGTCGTCGGACATGGGTCTGTGGACCGGCGGCCAGGCCTGGGAAGGCGGGCACCCCACGGTGAAGGGCGTGGCCGATGCCGCGCAGCAATATGCCGGCACTTTCGAGGGCGGGATCAAGGCGTTTCACGGCAGCCCGCACAGCTTCGGGCGGTTCGACACCTCCAAGATCGGCACCGGAGAGGGTGCGCAGGCATACGGGCACGGCCTCTACTTTGCCGAGAACGAGGGCGTGGCGCGCAGTTACCGGGACCAACTTAGCGGCGGAACCCTCACGTATGATGGGAAGCCACTAGGATCACCTGGGGGCGTTTCATTAGATCGCAGCATTAAAATGCGAATAGATCAGGGGATGACGCCGCAGGAAGCTCTTAAGGATGCCCTGGCAACGATGCGGCATATGGGCAAGGGAGATTTTGTGGATCAGGCCGAACGGGCTTGGAGCAATCCCGATCTGATGCGTTACGAACGCAATCCCGGCCACATGTATGAGGTGGACATCAACGCCGATCCAGAGCGCATGCTGCACTGGGACAAGCCGCTGAGCGAGCAGAGCCAGCATGTCAGGGACGCATTGCAGACACACAAGGACTTCGGCGGGCGTCAGAACTGGGACGATAGAGCTACCGGGGCAGAGGTCTACAATCAAATCGCGGGCGACCGTCAGGATGCGGCATCCATGTTGCGGTTCCTGGGCATCCCCGGCATCCGCTATCTCGACCAAGGATCGCGCACCGCTGGTGAGGGCACCCACAACGTCGTGGTGTTCGACGCCGACACCATCAACCTGCTGCGCAAGTATGGCATTGCCGGACTAGGCGTCGGCCTCGGCGCAACAGCCACACAAGGCGGCGAATGACCGACACCAGCGACGAGGTTTGCGAGGAGTTCCGCAGGATCATCCTCGAAGGCGTAGAACAGCCGAACCTGCGCAGGGTGTTGGAATATCTCATCCGTAGAGGTCAGATTCAGAAGGCGTGCATGCTCAAAGAGATGCACAGCGGTCGCTAGACCTGCCGGGCCGGGGGCCTCTCCCGAGGCCGTAACCAAGCGTGTGGTCACCGAGCGCTCCGGTTCGCCGGTTCGGTGACGGAAACCCACAGCGATTGATCCGATGAGCGTAACACTCGCAGCACCCCAGGAGCGCTACGGGGCCAACCGCCTCGCAGGCGACATCGGGCCGGGCAGCAATGACCCGGCAACGCTCGTTGACGTGTATCCAGGCGATATCGACGAGCTGCACACACGCCTCGTGCAGTGGTTCGAGGATGCCGAGTATGCCTCACGCGAGGAGCGCGACGACGCCAACAAGGCAAGAAGCTATTACGACGGCTACCAATGGACCAAGGCTGAGCAGGATGCGCTCGCCAAGCGCGGCCAGCCCGAAATCACCATCAACAAGATCCACAGCAAGGTCTCGCTGCTGTGCGGCCTGGAGCGCAAGGCGCGCACCGATCCTAAGGCGTTCCCACGCACACCGCAGGAAGAGGACCGCGCCGACGCCGCCACCCAGGCGCTGCGGTTCATTGCCGACAACAACGATTACAGCATCAGCCGCTCCGTGGTGTTCGAGGAAATGCTGGTCGAGGGCTACTCCGGCGTGGAACTGCGGCTGGAGGACGACGGCCGCGGCGGTGCCGACATCCGCATCGAGCATGTGCCGTGGGATAGGCTTTTCTACGATCCGCACTCCCGCCGTCCTGACTTCTCCGATGCGCGCTACGTTGGCGTCGTGGTCTGGATGGACCGCGAGCAGGTCACCGAGATGTATCCGGATGCGGACGACGTGATCGAGGCGTCGTTCGGCACCGGCAGTGGCGTCTCCTTCGGTAGCTACAACGACCGGCCGGAGAACGCGGTGTGGTCGGACAACCGGCGCACGCGGGTGCGTGTCGTGCAGTGCCACTGGGTGAGCAACGCGACGTGGTGGCAGGCGACATACAGCAAGAGCGGCATGCTCACGGATCCGGTGGCCTCGCCGTTCAAAGATCGCCGTGGCAAGTCGGCGTGTTCGCTGCTGCTGCAGTCGGCCTACATCGACCGCGAGAATCGCCGTTACGGCATGGTGAAGAACCTGCTGAGCCTGCAGGATGAGATCAACAAGCGGCGCAGTAAGGCGCTGCACCTGCTCTCCGTGCATCAGACGATTGCCGAGAAGGGCGCGGTGAAGGACGTGGACGAGGCACGGCAGCAACTGGCGCGGCCTGACGGCTACCTCGAGGTGAACGCCGGCATGCGGTTTGAAGTGCTGCCGGGCGGCGAACTGGCAGCCGGACAGTTCCAGTTGCTGCAGCACGCCACGGCCGAGATGCAGTTGTCCGGGCCGAATGCGGCGATGTCGGGCACTGACAGCCGCGAGCTGTCCGGGCGCGCGATCCTGGCACAGCAGGCGGGCGGGGCGACACAGAACGAGCCGCTGGCCGACAGCCTCAGATGGTGGAGCCGACGCGTCTACGAGATGGCGTGGATGGCAGCGCGCGAATACTGGACCGGCGAGCGCTGGCTGCGGGTGACCGACGACCTCGGCGAATTACGCTGGGTCGGGCTGAACCACCCGGTGACGCTCGGTGAGCAGATGACGAAGCAGATTGCCCAAATGCCGGAGCAGCAGCGGCAGCCGGCGATGCAGCAACTGCAGCAGGCGGCGGCCAACCCCCAGATGGCGATGCAGTTGCAGCAGGTCGTCGATATCGAGAACGACATCACCGACCTCGATGTGGATATCACCATCAGCGAGGGCATCGACGTGCCAGCCATGGCACAGGAGAATTTCCAAACGCTGGTGCAGTTGGCCGGCATGCAGCCGGGACTGATCCCGCCCGAAGTGCTGATCGCCGCGAGCAGTCTGCGCGACAAAGATCAGCTTTTGGCGATGATGAAGCAGCACGCCGAGGCGCAGGCGCAGAAGCAGCAGCGCATGCAGCCACTGATCGAGCGGAACGCAGTGGCCGAGGTGTCTGGCAAGGAGGCCAAGGCCGCGGCCGACTTCGCGTTGGCCAAGGAGCGCGGCGTCAACACGGTGAAGGGCCTGCATTCGATGCATTCGGACTTCAGCGCGCCGCCGTCCGGCGAGCCGTGGGTGGCACCCGATGCGCCGTCCGCACTCGGGACCGCGGGCGGTGTGCCGCCGCTGACGCCGATGGATCTCGCGCACCAGATGGCCGACCTGCACACCAAGCGCGCCGACCTCGAGGCCAAGCAGGCCAAGGCGGCGAGTGATCGCGCCTCCGTCGTGCAGAAATTGGCGCAGGCGCAGGCCACGCTCAACCCGCCGCCACCGCGCCCACAGCAATAACAGGGAGACTGGCTAGCCGTGGCTCATCCAAAGCTTGAGGCGTTTCTGGCTGCCAACGAGCCGGACCCGCCGCCGGCGCCCACAGAGGCGCCAGAGCCGCCCGCTGCACCGCCGGCATCTGAACCGGCGCCCGAGCCTAAGCCGGCTCCAGCGCCCTCTGAGGCGCCGGACGCACCGGATGACGATGCGGACGTGCCGGAGCGCGATGGCGGGCCATCGGTGCCGCGCCAGGCGCTGCTCGACGAGCGCAGCAAGCGGCAGAACTGGGTAGAGCGGGCATCGCGTGCAGAGGCACTGGCCGAGGAGCGGCGCCTGCAGCTCGAGCAGTTGCAGAAGCAGCGGGAGGCGCTGGCACGGCCACAGCAGCCGGAGCAGCAGTTCCAGTTCGCTGATCCGCGAACCGACCCGGCCACCTATGCCGCCCAGCAGAGCATGAACGCGGTGTTCAACGTCAGCGAGCTGTTGGCGCGGCGGGAGCACGGCGACGAGGTGGTCGATAAGCTCGTGCAGGACTTTTCCGAGATGGCGAGCCGCGATCCGATGCTGTGGGAGAAGATCCGGGTGCAGCGCGATCCGTTCGGCTGGGCGCACCGCGAGATGGAACGCCAGCGACTGCTGCGCGAGGTCGGCGACGATCCGAGCAGCTACGAGAAGAAGCTCCGCGAGAAGTGGGAGGCCGAGCGGGCCGCGGAGATGCCGCCGGCTGTCGCCACACCGACCAACACGCCGCCGCCGAACATGCCGCCGTCATTGGCCGGCGTGCGCAGCGTGGCCGGACGCGCCGCACAGGCATGGACCGGCCCGCCGTCCGACCAGCAGATCGCTGCCGACATCCGTGCTCACCGCATGGCGATGCGTCAGCGATAGTTCCGCCTGCAACCACCGCACATTCCGAGCCGGCCGCCGCGGCTAATCGGGCGTCTTCCATAGGAATGTGACCCCAGCCGCCGTGGGTAATCGGGCGCTTCGGCCCTGCGATGTGGCCCGTCATCCATCGCACCTGCCGCCAAGGACATGGGCGTTTCCCGCGCAAACCCAAGCTAAGGAATACGTTCTGTGGCAGACATGAACATCACGGCCGCAAGGCCGGGATTAACTCCAATACAGTGGCAATCAGACTTTTATCAGGAGTACTTAAGGGACTCACAATTTGCGCCGTACATGGGTTCTGAGATGGACGATATGATCCAGCTCCAGACCGACCTCACGCGCAAATCTGGTGATTCCGTCGTCTTCGCCGCCATCCGCAACCTCGTCGGAGCCGGCGTTACTGGCAATACTGTCCTCGAGGGCAATGAGGAACTGCTCAACGCCCGTTCGCTGAAAGTCGCGGTTGGCGTCATCCGCCACGCCGTCGCCGTCAGCGACTGGGACAAGCAGAAGAGCGTCATTGATCTGCTCAATGCCGCACGTCCGGCACTGAAAAACTGGATCATGAACAAGCTGAGGGCCGATATCATCCTCAGCCTGGGAGCGATCACCGCGGACGGCGACGTGCAGATCAGCTATGGCGCAGCCTCTGCCGCACAGCGCAACACCTGGCTGGTCAACAACTCAGACCGTGTGCTGTTCGGCGCAACCAAGAGCAACAACACGGGCGTCTATGCCACGTCACTGACCAACATCGACAACACCACGGACAAGATGACGGCGGCACAGCTCACGCTGGCCAAGCGCATCGCCCGCACCGCGTCGCCCAAGATCCGGCCCATCAAGGTCAACGGCGACGAGGAATGGTTCGTGGTGTTCGTGCCGTCGATGGTGTTCCGCGACCTGATGCTGGACCCCACCATCATCAACTCGCTGCAGTATGCGTGGGATCGCGGCCGCACCAACCCGCTCTTTACCGCGGGCGATATCCTGTATGACGGCCTGATCATCCGGGAAATCCCGGAGCTGCCGACCATTCCGGACGTTGGCGCCGGTGCCACCGTCGATGCTGGCGCTTCCTACCTCTGCGGCGCACAGGCCATCGGCATCGCCTGGGCACAGCGCACCACCGCCGTCACCAACACCCGCGACTATGACTTCATGCACGGCGCCGGGATCATGGAGATCAGGGGTGTGGCCAAGATGCGGTTCGGTGTGGACCCGACCGTGGACCAGACCAAACCCGTAGACCACGGCGTGGTCACTATCTGGTCGGCCGCAGAGCCTGACGCATAGGAGACGACAATGGCACAGCAACCACACGAGCCGAACGGCGACCGGCAGCGCCGCGAGGAAGCGGCACGCACGCCGGAGCAGGACCACACGCCGCGCCGCGAGGAGCAGGCCGCACGGGAACGGCGGGAGACGCAGAAAACGCGGGCCACACCCGTGGACAAAGCCGCAGCGGACAAGGCGGCAGCCGAAACAAGGGAGGCGCAGGCGGCGGCGTCCATCGGCGCGCAGATCATCCTCGATTACAACGAGGATGGCAGTAAAGGCGCGCGCGGTGGCGCCGGCGGCACAGTCGAGGAGAACACCATGGCCAGGGACGCGCACCTGGTCGCTCTGGGCCTCGATCCGCTCGCACCGAGTGGCCCGCCCCCGACGCCGGAGGCACTGGCGGCCCGTCGTAAACGCGAGGAAGCCGACGCCAAGGCTGCGGCGGATCCGCAGTTCATGGTGCCGCCGAACGGCAAGGCGACGCGCATGTCGAGCCTGGCGGCCGGTCTCGATGCCGGCGATATCCCACCGCCGACCGAACCCCCACCAACCGTCCGCGGCGGTGCCGCGTAGCAGCAGGGAGGCATCATGTCAGGGACGCGGATCAATCCGTTGCTGGCCGCGTCCCTGGCGCTGCCAGCGGATGACCATCGGGCAGCCGTGCGCAGACGCGGACAGGCATCATGGTGACAGCAGTCTCGACTATCGCCGAGCGCTCCCTGCGCCGGCTTGGCGTTGCCATCGTCCCGGAGGCAGAGCGCCCAGCACTCACCACCATCATCCCAGCATCGACCATCGCCACCAATGCGCTGGTCGAGTTGGGCGTCATCGCCGCCGAAGAAACCCCGGCCCCCGCCGACCAGGCGCTGGCACTCGCCAAGGTCAACGCGGCGCACGACAGCTTGGTGGCGCAGAGCTTCGCCCGCTGGACCGTCAGCGCTATCCCGCAAGCAGTTGCCGAGGAATACGCCAAGCTCGCCGCCAGCGCGATGGCAAGCTCGTTTGGCAAACAGAGCGAGTTGCAGATCTACACGGCCCTCGAGCAGCGTGTGCGCAAGGTGGCCATGCTGATGCAGGCGGACGACGAGGCTACGCGGGCGGTGCTGGCGGTGCATCGTGATCTCGTGGCCCGTGACGTGGCACGCTGGACCGTCTTTGACCTGCCGGACTATGCGGCCCAGCCGTATGAGATGCTGGCGGCCAATCTGCTGGCGCCATCGTTCGGCATGCAGGCCAACCCACAGGAAACCCTCGCCGCTATGGCCCTTCTCGCCAAATATGTGGCGTTGTCGCCGTCCGGGGAACGTGTGCGGGCAGAGTACTTCTGATGAGCGGTCTCACATTTTCCGGGGCGCCACAATCCAGCCATAGGACGGAAGAGGGGCTGGATTTCAGCGGCTACCCTCAGCCGCCCGAGGTGCCTCCTGATCCTCTCGGCGATGAGTGGCGCGGACCACCAGGGCCAGCCGGGCCGCCCGGCGCAGATTACACGCTACCAACCGCCAGCACGACCATTCTAGGCGGCGTGAAGGTTGATGGCACCACCATTGCCATCTCCGGGGGTGGCGTCATTTCGTCCTCCGCAGTCGGCGGCGTCTCATCGTGGAATACGCGCACCGGCGCAGTGACACTCACCAGCGGCGATGTCATTGCGACGGGAGCAATACCCACCACGCTGCCGCCCTCCGGAGCCGCTGGCGGCGATCTCGCCGGTTCGTATCCGTCGCCGACACTTGCCACGACCGCAGTGGCCGCAGGCAGCTACAGCAACACCAACCTGACTGTGGATGCGAAGGGCCGTGTTACCGCTGCCAGCAACGGTACGACGCCCCCCGCCGCTGCAACCACGTTGCCACTGGTGGAAGGCACGGCCGCCATCGGCGCTAGCCTGGCGTACGCCCGCGCCGACCATGTGCATCCGACCGGCGGTGGCGGCGCATCGATCACGATCAGCGACACCGCACCGACGCCAACAGCCGGCGCGCTGTGGTTCGATTCAGCCGGCACGCAGCTTTACGTTGGCTATAACGACGGCAACTCGACGCAGTGGGTCATCGCGACAAATACCGGCGCCTTGCCGATTACATACAATCAGTTGCCGGCCGAGGTACAGCAGTTGCCGATCAGTTTCCCGTTCTCTGGCAAGCCTGCGGCCGGTGCTATCGTCAACGTGCCGATGGCGTTCGCAGTGACCGTGCCGGCTTCATTGGCCGGGACTGTGGCCTACGACACAACGAAGACGACATCGAACGCGACGTTCAACGTCAACCGCATCCTCGCGGCCGGCGGCACGTCCACCATTGGCACCGTGGTCATCACCAGCACCAGCAACACAAGCTGCACGCTGTCCGGCACCGGCGGCACGTTGAATGCCGGCGATATCCTGCAGATCGTGGCGCCGCTCTCGCAGGATGCCACGCTATCAGACATCGGTTTGACCGTGCTTTGTTACCGGGTCTAGGTCACATGCTTCCAGTTAGCGCGCGACCTGATCAAATGGATAGACGCAGGGCTGACGCCGAACCGTCTAGCGAGGGCGGTTACTGCTCCATACGGCATACTGGGTTGGCATTGCTTGCGGATCTCTCGCACATCCGCCTCAGACAGTTTTGTCATGTGATTTCTTGCGCCAGTGAGAGCGGTGCCGTGTTGTGTCTTGTCGGCATGGTTTTCGGCCACTGTCGCCCAGCGAATATTGCACGCTTTGTTGTTGAACGGGTTGCCGTCGTTGTGGGCTACCTGGTGGCTCTTCGAGGGGCGCGGCCCATGGAATGTCGGGCATACCAATCGATACACGGTTATACTGCCAGTGTTGATGCGCAGAAGGTGATACCCGTTGCTCATCGCTGGCTTAAGAATGCTGCCGCGAAGGTGGTATCGTCGTCCCCACGTGTCGATGATAACACGATCCAACGAACGCACGCGTCCCAGGCTAGACGCCTCGTAGCCAGGATACCCCGGCACTGGACGCCATTCCTCAGCGTCGGATACAGGGGACTCAGCCATATCGCTCTCCTACAGCGAGTGGTCAGGGACTGGCGACGGGGTGAACGCCTGTCGTCAGCCCCGAATAGTAACAATCTGTCGTTGTCACGACAAGTCGGCATCACCATCCTGGCGAGCCGCGTCTGATGCCGACGACATGGAATCCTTCCGACAAATCGAGCAATATCTCGCTATCGGGCGGCAATCTGATTGCAACGGCAGCGGCTGCCACGAATGGCAGCGTCCGCGCTATCGACAGCCAGCCAACTGGCAAATTCTATTGGGAATACACCTGCAACACGATCACCAACAACAGCACATCGGTCGGCACGGCGTCGAGCGCCTTTCCGGTCTCCAGCATCCTGACATCGCAACCGACGCGGACCGTCGCCCTGAACCGCCTGGGCACTATTTTCATTAACGGCACATCCGCCGGCATCACGTTCGGGACGTTGACCAACGGGACTGTGGTTTGCATCGCGCTGGACCTGACGAATATGGTTGTTTCTTATCGCATCGGCGCTGCCGGCAACTGGAACAACAACTCTGCCAACAATCCAGCAACCGGCGTCGGCGCACTCACCATTACTTTGGGTCAGGGCGTCGCGGCCTATCCCGTCGCCTCTGTTGTCGGAACGTCCGAACAGATCACGGCCAACTTCGGCGGCAGCGCATTCGTCGGCGGCGTGCCGAGTGGGTTCACCGCCGGCTTCGGGCCGACTGCCTCAGCGGCAGCGCAGGCGCGCGTGATGGTGATGGCGTGACACGTCTCGCTCTCAGTGGCGGCGCCTACGAGGCCCGCAGCGTCATCGCAGCGGCAATGCTGGGAGTTCAGAACCTTGTCTTTTGATTTCCCCAATTCTCCGAGTGGCGGCCAGATCGCAACTAACGGCGGTGTCTCGTACACTTGGGATGGCTCGAAATGGGCACCGACGCCGGCAGCAGGCGCCACGGCGGGCGTGTCGAGCTTCAACACCCGCACCGGCGCGGTGACGCTATCGTCCGGCGACGTGACCACGGCGCTGCCGCCCTCCTCCACGACGCCCGCCATGGACGGCGCTGCCGCGGTGGGCACCGGCACCACCTGGGCGCGCGCCGATCATGTCCACCCATCGGATACCTCGCGCGCGCCGACCGTCTCGCCGACGTTCACCGGCACACCGACGCTGCCGACTGGTACAATCGGCGTAACGCAGACCGCCGGCAACAGTAGCACGGCACTTGCCACCACGGCATTTGTCGCAACGAGCTTCGCGCCGCTGGCCGCACCGGTGTTCACCGGAGACGCGCGAGCCGTGACGCCTGCAGCTGGCGATAATGACACCTCGATTGCCACCACCGCATTTGTGCAGACGGCGATAACGGCAGGCACGCCAAACAGCAACGTGGTGGACAATAGTGGGTTTTCCGTAAATCAGCGCAGCTATGTCACCGCCACGGCACTTGCCGCCGCAGCCTTCGGGCACGACCGCTGGAAAGGCGGGGCGTCAGGTTGCACCTATAGCTTCACGCAATCGGGCGGCCCAGCAACCACGATCACGATTACCGCCGGCTCGCTGCAACAGGTCATCGAAGGGGCCGCGCTGCTGTCTGGCTCCTATACCCTGTCATGGACGGGAACTGCTCAGGGACGCACCGGTGCCGGATCTTATGCCGCCAGTCCGGTGGCGGTAACAGCAACCGCCGGAACCAATCTCACTATCGAGTTCAATACCGGCACATTGGGACAGGTGAAGCTGGAGCCTGGCACGACCAGAACCGCATGGGTTGCGCCGCAGCCCGCACAGGAACTGACAAGGTGCCATCGCTTTTACCAGGCGATTGGCGGCATGCAGTTCGCGATCAACGCGCCAGCCGCCGGCTCGATCACCTTCCAGGCCATGCCGTTCCAACCCATGCGCGCTGCGCCATCGGTAAATTTCGCCGTGACCGGCAGCGGAAACTGTACCGGGATGAACCTGAGCGCGGTCTCCTCGTCAATCGCGCAGGGTTTCTTCACCGGCGTGGTGGCGGCAGGCGCTACCTACCTTAACGCCAATATCGCGCTTTCGGCGGATCTCTGAATGGAACAGCGGCTCTATCTGCCCTATATGCGCACCTCGCTGGTGCATATCCCGCGCCGCGACCTGGTGCTGGCCGCCTCCGACAGCCTGTTCCTGCATGTGGCCGTGGTCGAAAGCGACGACCCGACAGCGCAACTCGTGCTGATATCCGGTGGCCTCGGCGGCCCCGCGATGCAACTGACTTTCTGGCCGACCGGCCCCTATGGCTGGCACGACTATGGTTTCACGCATCCATGCCCACAGCCGCCCTTGTGGTCCGGTGCCGGCACGCCAGACGGCAATGCGCCCGGCAGTTGGGATTTCCACTTCGCGTCCGGGACCATGCTGTCCTGGCCGCGGCGCATGCGCTGGGCGGTGCAGCTCAACTACGAAACCGCCAGCAGCGAGATACTCGCGATGGGCATCGTGCATGTCCGTCACGTCGGTGGCGGGGCCTATCGGTTGCCGGATTATCCGCTGCTGACCGACGACAGCATCCCGATCACCACCGACGATCTGCAACCGCTGTACGGTTAACAGGGGGCGTCAATGAGCATTCGCATTGTGGATATGCCAGGGCTTGGCCTGGTCACCGACGCTACGTCGTTTGTCGGTGAGAAAGCCGGCAGCGGCCTGCTGACCGCAACCGCACTGCGTGATTATATCCAGACATCACCACAGAATTTCGGCGTGGAGCTGACTGACTCACCGGATGTAGGTAAGCCATTCTCTGGTTATACGTGCTACGTCACGCTGAGCGGAGACGCCGTTGCGGCATCCTCCACCAATCCGGAAATGACCGCACTGTTTCAACTCACCAGCGCGACCGGCGCCGGAGCCGGCACGTATGGGCTGGATGCCTTCAAGGTGACGCTCGGCTCGGTTTGCACACTCAATCCGGGATCGGCCAGTGGCTGGGCGTTCAACTGCGTGACAAACCTGGCGGCAGGCTGCGGCAACATCTTTGGCGTCGGTATAGAGGTGGACCTGAATGTCAACAACCAGGCGTATCCCGGCGCTGGCGCCCCCTATGCCACGAACATCCATCTGACGGGCACGCAGGCCACCGGTTGCTATGCCCAGGCCGCCATCGTCATGGCGCGCAGCGGCACTGAGCCGCTGTGGAATTACGGCATCTTCGGCGCGGACTATGGCACGGCTGGCGCATTCCGCACCGCATTCATCTCCGACCAGTCGAACAGCCCGATCGTGCTACAGGCCACTGGCGCCCATACGAACGGCATAGACTTCACCGGCGCCACGTTTTCTGCCGGCACGCTGCTGGCGGGGCCGAACAACACCAACATCTCGCTAAAGGACGCCGGCGGCGTGATGCGCTCGGTGGTGGCGCTGGATACCAGCAGCAACCTGCAGTTAGGCGCTGCCGCGCTGACCCAGATCACCGCCAACCAGTCACTGATACCAGGCGTCGATAACGTCTATGTCCTCGGCAAGTCCGGCGCGCGGTGGGCTGCGGTCTGGGCTGCGAACGGCACCATCCAGACCTCCGACCCCACCCAGAAGACCGACATCCAGCCGCTGCCCGAAGCCCTGCCGATCATCGCCAAACTCAACCCAGTGACCTATCGCTGGCGGGTCGGCGGCTACGATGGCGATCTGCCGCGCGAAGGCAGGCGCACGCACTGGGGCTTTTCCGCCCCCGACGTAAAGGCGGCCTTCACCGGCGCAGGCCGCGACTTCGGCGGCTATGTGAAAGCCGAGGACGGCACCGAGGCATTACGCCCGGACCAGCTGATCCCAGTGCTTTGGAAAGCCTGTCAGGAAATGGCAGGCATGCTTGAGCAGACGCGCGCGGAGCTTGCCGATCTGCGCAGCACCACCCGGCAATGGCGGGCTGCATGAAGCGCATCCCGATTGCCTTCGAGAGCTACATCGATGACTCGATCCCGGTGTCGGCAAAGCGGCTGGTCAACCTGTTCGCGGAGAAGAAGCCGGACGACGCGCGCGCCCGGATGACCCTGGTGCCCACCCATGGTCTGGCCAGGACGCCGTGGCAGTTCGGCGCCGGCCCCATCCTCGCGATCAACAACGACTTTCCCGGCATCACCTACATTCTGTCCGGTACGCACTTCTATGCACTCGTGGCACCGCTCAATGCGCCGGCTTTCATCACCGACCTCGGTGATGTCGGCTCGACCGGCGGCGAAGACTACGCATGGAATCTTATGCCGACGATTGCGGTGGGCGTGAATGCCGTTGTGGTCTGTGTGCCGCCGCGTGCCTATACCGCGCCGCATACCCTGACGCCGGTCAATCAGATCGGCGGCACGTTTCCCGGTGCCCGCTCGGTAGCGTATCTCGACGGCTATTTCGTATTCACCAACGACGACATGAACGCGCAGTTCTTCGTCTCGCTGCTGCTGGATCCCAACAACTACGACGCACTCGACTTCGCCTATGCCGATGGTGTGCCAAACATCGTGCGCCGGGTCATGGTGCTGCGCGATGAGTTGTGGCTGCTCGGTGATAAGGGACTCGAAGTCTGGTATAATGCCGGATCAAGCGGGCTTGAGACGACCGCCGGGACATCGTTCTTTCCGTTCCGGCGACGCAGTGGCGCCATCATCACGCACGCCATCGGCTCAGTCCGCTCAGCTGCGATGATCGACGGGTCGATGTTCTGGGTCACCGATACCGGCATGGTAATGCGCTCCAACGGTTA